AGCTCAACACTAATTGGGATGATCTCGATACAGATTTGGCAACGCTGGTCGTTAAGACAAACAATTTATCAGACCTGTCGAGTGCGGTAACGGCGCTCACTAACTTGGGGTTAACATCTACAGCGGCTGAACTTAATATACTAGATGGGGTAACATCTACAGCGGCTGAACTTAATATACTAGATGGGGTAACATCTACTGCGGCAGAGTTAAACATCCTTGATGGAGTTACATCTACTGCGGCAGAGTTAAATATCCTTGATGGAGTTACATCTACTGCGGCAGAGTTAAATATCCTTGATGGAGTTACATCTACTGCGGCTGAACTAAACATCCTAGACGGTGTTACTTCTACAGCTACTGAACTTAATACCCTTGACGGTGTTACCGCGATTTTAGGCGACCAGACGATCTATATCCCAGCGGCTGGGATGACGGCTAGAGAAACTTCTGGTGCCGAGAGCGGGTCGGCTGAAACCTCGACAAACAAGATCATGATCGAGACAATGGATTTTGATACCGCGTCTGATGAATATATCCAGTTCTCAGTGCGAATGCCCAAGGGTTGGAACGCATCAACTCTGACAGCGGCTTTCACTTGGAGTCATGCGGCAACCTCTACCAACTTTGGTGTAGCTTGGGGAATCCAAGCAGTGGCTTTAGTTAATGATGACGGTATCGACACAGCGTTTGGAACAGCGGTTGTAACTACCGACACGGGCGGGACAACAGACGATATTTATCTATCTGGAGATTCCACAGCAATAACGCTATCTAACACACCAGCCAAATCGGATTGGGTTGTTTTTCAGATATTCAGAGATGTTAGTGACTCAGGTGACACGATGTCAATAGACGCTAGACTTCATGGCATATCGCTCTTCTACACAACTGACTCAGCAACGGACGATTAATCATGCTTAAAGTTAATAGTTTGACGGGTTTTGGTGGCGGGAAGAGTTCACTCCCCTTAGTAGGGTACGGAGGGAGGGGGCTGTTCGGTGGGGGTAGCTACTGGACATCTAGCGCTATCGTTGATGCTGGGGCAGACTACATTACTATTGCTACCACTGGAAACGCTACATTATTTGGTGATTTAACGGTCGCTAGGAGCTATCTAGCCGCTTGTTCAGATGGAGGGAAGGGTGTGTTTGGTGGCGGTTATAATTCTTCGGGGAGTACCGTTGTTTCTGATGTCATAGACTATTTCACCATAGCATCAGCAGGAAATGCCACAGACTTTGGTGATTTAACGGTCGCTAGATACGATTTTGCCGCGTGTTCAGACGCATCGAGGGGTGTTTTTGGTGGCGGGAATAATGCTGGAGGTTCAAGGGTAGATACCCTAGATTATATCACCATAGCATCAGCAGCAAACGCGACAGATTTTGGTGATTTAACGCTTACAATGTATCAGCTAGCCGCTTGCTCAAACGCAACGAGGGGAGTGTTTACTAGCGGGTACAACGGCGCTCATCAAAAGCAAATAGACTACATCACCATAGCATCAGCAGGAAATGCCACAAGGTTTGGTGATCAATTGGATCAATTTAAGATGCTGGCAGCGTGTGCAGATAGTACGCGGGGTGTTTTTGGTGGATCATCTTTGTATGGTGCTTGGGACCAAATATCCTACATTACCATAGCGTCTACGGGGGATGCTACGGATTTTGGTAACTTAACGTCGGGCAGGCAAAGACTAGGTGCTTGTTCAGATTGGTTGAGGGGCGTTTTCGCTGGCGGCATAGTGGGGTCAACATCTCTTCGTACTGATGTCATAGATTATATCACCATAGCATCAACAGGAAACGCTACAGATTTTGGTAACTTGTCCGTATTCCCCAATGCAACTACAATCTCAGGGGTCGGTAGACAAGCGCTGGCTGGTTGTTCAGGAAATTAATAGCTATGAGTAACGAAGTAACAAATATAAAAGAACACAAATCAGTACAGTTAGCCCGCTCCGCTGGTGGTCTTGCGACCATTGGAGAAAAGCAGTTAGCTAAAATCTCTGAACGAATGATTGAGGTTGACAGAGCAAATCATACTGCGGGTCGTAGCAACACGCAAACGACTAATCAGCTAATGACGCTGACTATGATGACTGACGCTCCATATCGGAGATTGCGTCAGTGTCTAGCTGAGATTGAGAAGAAACGTAAAGCATTAGACGAATCATTCTGGCGTATGAAGAAAGACCAAGTGCGGATTAGTCACTGGCGAGAATTGGGTGATGAAATGTCCATGATTCGAGCCGATGAAAAAGAACATGGAATGCAACGATCCAAAGATTATATTGATGCGGCATTTAAAGAGATTGCTGTGTTTCAAGAGGCTTATGAGGAAATCAGACTCGCACATAATATCCCTGAGAACTGGGATGAACGTGATGCTGAAGAAGATGAGATTAAGCACCACATTCGCCAAGCATTTCGCCAAGCGCATCGTGATGTTGTGAACACAGGTCGAATTGGTTTGGGAAATATGGAATATATGGAGCAATACGGTATTCACATTCAAACCGCACAGAAGATTATACAAGACTATGCGGCAGAAGAAGACGCGATGATTGCGGAGGGAAACTTTCCAACCGTCAATCGACTATACGCTTTCCTAGACCGAATGGTTGACACGTTCCACGATGCTCATAAAGATGTGTTGGCGCGAATTGGAATCAAAGAACTTATCAAAGACGAGTATCTATATCTGGAGAACAAAAATGCATCATGATTTAGTATTATCAGATCAAATTATCAAAACAAAGAACTTCATCGACACACCACCAACCTTATCCGCGAACAAAGGCAAGTGGTTGGAACAGGTAATATCGGATGTGGAGATTGATGGCAACACACAGAAGAAAGAATTAAATTATGTATTCACTGCGACTGAATCGAGACATGAATACAGTGCTGTCCCTCTGACTCAAGCTGAGTTAGATGAGGTATCCGCACAGGCTATGACAAGGTTGCGTTCAGAGCGTAATTTTAGATTGTACGAAACAGACTTCTACGCCTTATCCGATGTAACCATGACTGCTGATATGTCGACATACCGCCAAGACTTACGAGATTTACCAGCTAATACGACAGACGTTTTCAACCCAGTGTATCCTGAGAAACCGGAGTAGCAAATATGCTTGCGTTGAAGATTCCACCAGGACTTTATAAGAATGGAACGGAGTTTCAATCTGCTGGGCGTTGGCTCGATAGCAACTTAGTTAGATGGGTCGATGACACCATGCGCCCCGTCGGTGGTTGGCGGGTTAAATCGACAACGGCAATGACCGGTAAGATCCGCTCGATGATTACCTGGACTGATAATTCCAGCAATCGTCGGATTGCTACAGCATCATTCAGCAAGCTGTATTCGATCAACGAGGCGGGTGTGAAGTACGATATTACGCCAACCTCATTCACCTCTGGCCGAGAAGATGCGACTCTGGCAATTGGCTATGGGCAACAGACCTATGGCAGTTCTGGTTACGGCATCGAGCGACCCGATAACGGCACCTACCTTCCGGCGACCACTTGGTCATTGGATATGTGGGGAGAGTATCTGATTGCTAATTCGCCAGATGACGGTAAGTTGTACGAATGGCAACTGGGTTCCTCGACACCCGCAGCAGTGATTACCAATGCTCCGACTTCGTGTCGAGCCGCAGTCGTCACGCATGAACGATTTCTAATGGCGCTTGGCGCAGGCGGGAATGGGCGTAGCGTGAAATGGAGTGATCAAGAAGACAACACAACATGGACTGCTGCTGCGACGAATCAGGCGGGTGATTTTGAACTCACTACCGAAGGTAGAATAGTTGGCGGCGTTAGGGTCAAAGGTCAGGTGTTAATTTTGACCGATATCGATGCCCACACTGCAACGTATCAAGGACCGCCTTTTGTTTATGGATTCGATAAGATCGGATCGCATTGTGGACTAGTTGCTGCTAAATCACTGGTGGGCGTAGATACCTTCGCAGTCTGGATGAGCAACCGGTCATTTTACATTTATGATGGTTACGCTAAACCACTCGATTCTGATGTTTCGGATTACGTTTTTAATAATCTGAACCCCTCACAGATTTCAAAAGTCAGCGCAACGGTCAACTCTAAATTTAATGAAATATGGTGGTTCTACCCATCAGCGACTTCCACAGAATGTGATAGTTACGTTACCTGGAATTATAAAGAGAACCACTGGGCTGTTGGTGAAATTGATCGTACTGCCGGAGTCGATGCAGGCATCTTTCGGTTCCCGATGTTCGCCTCAACCAACGGCAAAATCTACGAGCATGAAGTCGGATTTGACTACGACTCAGCAACCCCTTTTGCTGAGTCGGGGCCAATTCCTCTCGGCAGTTCAGTGATGTCCGTTACCGGCATGGTACCGGATGAGAAGACCCTGGGAGACGTACAAGCCAAGTTCAAAACGCGGTTCCATCCAACGGACACAGAACGGGAATATGGTCCTTTTACGATGGCTAACCCAACATCGTTGCGGTTCACTGGACGACAAGTGAAGATGCGAATCGAGTCATCCCGATCTGCGGATTGGCGTGTCGGTGTAATGCAACTTGGGGTTCAGCCGAGAGGTGGTCGATGAGACTCCCATCACCCCCCAACGAATACGCTGTGACCAACGAAGCACAGCGTAATTTAGTGATCGAGCAAGCTGATAATCTCAATCACAAGAAGAACAGAGATGTGGAGATTGGCGATGGTAGGCTCATACTCAAATCCCCCAACGGAACGCGATATCAGATCACGGTAAGCAATGCCGGTGTGATCGGAGCGAGTGCCGTATGACATTGCAGCTAATGCGTCTACCGGTTGAGCAGATTCATCGAGCGTGGGATCAGATCGAGCCGTTATTAGCTTCGTTGGAGAAATATTGTAACGGCGAATGCACCACTGAGCAGTCGAAAGTAGAATTGATTAAAGGGTTATCGACCACGTTAGTCATCGTCGAGCCATCCATGAAGATCGTTGGAGTTCTTGTCGGAGAGTGGAACATGACACCTGGAAAACGGATATTCTTCGTGACAGCGTGGGCCGGTGCTGATTCTCTGCCAGACTATTTGTACGCTGAGTTGGAAAATTGGGTTAAGGCTAACGGTGGCACCGCGATGCACTGCGCTGTAAGGGACTCAATGGGCAGAATGCTCAAACAACGGTGGCAGTATGAAAAAGTGTACACAATTTACGAAAAGGAAATAGTATGAGCATGTTGAAAAGGTCGATATTTACACTGATGCCGTCTTTGGAGTTTCTTACATTTAAAGGTAAAAAAGGTGGTAGTGGGGGAGACTCGGTAACTACCCAAAAACTCGATCCACAGGTTCTGCAACAAATGTTGCTGCCGATGTACTCCGCAACAGAGAGGGCCGCGGGGGTCATACCAATAACAGACAAGGACGGCAATGTAACCTACCAATTTGATGACTACGTTGGTTACGACGGTCAACGGATCACCGATCCGAATGATTTTTATAGCTATCTGACCGACCCGACTAAATTGAATGAGACCCTTGCATGGGGGAATGATCCTTTCCAAGAGTCGCTCGTCAATGCAACCAATTTAGCTAGTTACGGCGGCCCCGATGACATCGTTTCTACCGACGCTGATTATTTAAGCATCGTCGGAGCAGACAGGATAGGTGGCCACCAGATAGGTAAGCAGGCTGATGCAACATATACCGATGCCGTAGCCTCACAGGCCGCTAAAGCCCGTGACTCATTTTATACCGATGCCAGTGTGACTGGTGTTGGTACTGGTCCAGACTCACTTTACAAAGATGCAGTAGCACCAACTGTAGGCACATCGAGAGATGTCACTAATCAAAATATCAATGCCGCACAGATGGGTCCGATAGCCGATATCGCTAATCAAAATATAGATGCTGCTCACATCAATCGCAACAATATCCGAAACGTCAATAACGCTGGTGTGACCGGTGCGGCAGTTGCGGCAGATGCCTTCGGCAGTCTCCAGCCACAGGCGAGAAATAGCGTTAGGGATGTCTACGGCAGCGGTTTTATGGGCGGGAACCTCGATCAGTATATGAACCCATACCGCAGCCAAGTCATCGATACGACTATGGAAGCGCTGGACCGACAGCGCCAAATTCAACAACAACAGAACGCAGCCAGCGCAACGCAAGCTGGAGCTTTTGGCGGAAGTCGCCAGGGTGTGCTTGAGGCAGAAACTAACCGAGGATTTGCTGACCAAGCGGCGCAAACTATGGCCTCGCTCAACGCGCAAGGTTTTGACACAGCAGCGAGTCTACAGCAAGCCGATGCGGACCGAGCATTGCAAGCGCAGTTAGCCAACCAGGGCATGGACCAAGCGGCAACGCAACAAGCGCTTAATTTATCTGGGCAATTCGGATTAGCGAATCAAGATGCGGCACTTCGGGCAGCTCTGGCTAATCAAGGTGTGGACGCTTCGACGCTTCAATTTAACGCTGGCAACACGCAGCAAGCCAATATGCAGAACGCTGCTAACGCACTTGCAGCAGCACAATCGAACCAACAAACGCAATATAATCAGGGCGCATTTAACGCAACTAATCAGCAACAAGCGAACATGCAGAATGCTGCTAACTTCTTGACGGCATCACAGGCGAATCAACAGTCTGATCTGTCGCGCAACTCACTACAAGCACAGCTTGCCAATGCCGCTGGTCTACAAAATGCTAATCAGCAATTAATAGCGAGCGGCAACAATCAGCGCACGAACTTTGATGAAAGATCGTTAACTTCTCAAATGTTAAATAACGCAGCACTTCAGAATGCGAATATGCGATTCAATGCTAGTGCTAATAATCAACAATCTGACAACTCTCGTAACTTGGCTAATGCCCAGCTCGGCAATGCTGCGGCACTTCAGAATGCGAACATGGGTTTCAACGCAAACGCATATAATCAGTCGAATAATCTTCAGAGGATGCTCGCAAACCAAAGCACGATTATGGACGCTCGTAAATCAAATCAAGCCACTTATCTCGACCAAGCTAAAGCTAATCAAGCGGCGGCGCTTGAGGCATCGATTTTTAACGCTGGCGGGAGAAATGCAGCATCTATGAGAAATGCAGAGCTGGATCTTACGTCACAACAGCAAGCGCTGTACGGTAACCAACAACTGCAAGACACGATTGGAATGGGGCGCGATGCGCTGTTCCAAAATCTCGATACGCGACTAGGCGCTGGCGATATGGTAGATGCTAAATCTCAGGAGAAGTTAGATCTGGACTATCAGAACTGGATAGATGAGCAAAACTACCCAGCGCAACAAGCTGGAATGCTGCAATCTGCGTTCGGCATGGTGCCACAGCTAACTTCAACTAAGACTGTAGGGGATAAAAAACCAGATCTCTGGCAGAACTTAGCTGATACTTTCTCTGATGTGAGATTGAAAGATAACATCACTAAGCTCAACGGATACTCGTACAACTTCAAGTCGCGGCCAGAAGTTACCACCGGTGGGGTTATGGCTCAAGAGGTTGAGTTAATAGCGCCGCACTTGGTCAACACAGATGTTGAAACAGGATATAAGCGGGTCAACTATGAGGCGTTAGTTGGCGTATTGCTCGAAGCGGTTAAAGACCTCAAATCAGAAGTTGAGGGTTTGAAACGTGGCTAACGCTTTAGAAGAACTAATTCCCAGTGGCGATGTCAGCACTTTTCGACACAGCATCCAAGCGCTTGAACATGAGATGGTGAAGCGTGTCGCCTCTGGCGATATTGAGGATTGTTTAAAAGATTGTAAGTTGTCGCATTACTTCGCCCCACCCATCGAGGGTATTAGCCACACGACTTACGCGAGGGAGCTATTCATGCCGAAAGGCAGCGTCGTGATAGGTAAGATACACAAGCACTCGCACATCAATATCATCTCGCAAGGGGTGGTGTCGGTGGTGACAGAGCATGGAACCAAACGGC